GTGAATAATCAGTTAAAACTTTTGCTTCGTTAAAAGCTGGTTTAACGTCAGTTCCTAAAATACAAAGTGCAGAAAACACAAAGTCATCAACCTCATAAACCCAAGTATCTTCATTAAAATGACCTTCTAAAACCTTGATTTCCATTGATTGATTATTTAACTTACCCTCATATAATTTTTCAAGTTCTGGGTATCTTTCAATCCAAACAAATGCTTCCGCAGTTAAATATTCGGTAAATTCACCATTTTTTAGCTTAACATTTTCCCATTTATAACTATCGGAAATTATTACACCATAAGGCTTAGTGGTATCAATAATTCTAAATCCATCGTCATCTAATTCTAATCGACCGCCATGTGTTCCAAAATCTCCGACTTCTTTACCATCCTCAATTTTAGATTTAAATTCTGCAACTACAGGTAAATAATTTAAACCACTTAACCTTTTATTAATTACTTCTTTATTAAAATGTGTTCCATTTGCAGTTTGTTCATGTGTCATTACTAATATCTTAACCCTTGCAAATCCATCATTAACTTGATTAAACTCTAATAAAGAAGATTCAAAGTTAAACTTTTTCTTTTTTGCCATTTTTATCTCCTTTCTTAAAAATTTAATCTATTTGTAAAAATAATTTTCTTACTCATATCTTCAAAATTGAGTTTCAAATTATTAACAAATACAAAATTATCATCATTTTTTTGCAATAAAATACAGCCACGATTTGTTAACTCATTGGCTGTTTGTTCATCTTTACATAATATAAATTTATTCATAATTAACACCTACTTTTTAGCACGATTTTTTGGTGTATTTTTATCCTTCTGCTTGGTAGTTTCTTCGGTTGGATTTTCTTCTTCGGGTCTACCTTTTTCATTATCTCCAGATTGTGTATATGAAGTTTGTAATGGTTTTAACATATCCATTAAACCAATATCATCTTCATATGTAATCATGCTTATTACTTCATGTTGTTTCATACCAGTTGAAACAAAGTAGGGTAGTTTTGCACCTCCTAATGTGGCTTGTTCTTTATATATTCCAATTTTCTCTTTATAGTTATAGATTGTGATTCCTAAATCTTTTACAAAAAAGTTTACAGAAGATTTTCTTATTGCTTTTAATCTATAATTATAATATTTTTCATACTCTCTAATTAGAGGTATTATTAAACTTTCATCATTTTTAATTGATTCTGTTAATCCTATTGATGTAGTGCCACTGTTGAATAATAACTGAGAAGTACCCATAGCAGAAAACATGTTTGTTCTTGCACCTTCAACAACGTCTCTCGTTTTATCTGTTTTATTTGATATGTCTACAGACTCAACTTCTGCTGGTGTTGTTAATACATCAACTAATTGGTCAGAGCCTAGCATGTTTTTGGCATTTTTATGTAAATCATTTGCTTCTTCAGGTTCTAATACAGGTTCATTTGTATTTTTATCTAACGGAATTTTCTGTACTAATATTTTATAAATATCTAATTTGCTACGAGTTTTATCTATTTCTTTGTATTCTTGTAGATTAACTATTTCACTAAATGTACTTGAAAATATCGGTAGTTTATCAGATGTCAAATAATGACAACGAGATGTAGTAGGGTCTAGTAATCGCCAATGTTTATCAGCAGATGTATCAGAATCTTTTCCTGCCTTATATTCATTATATAATTTTAAAAATTCTTCTGGCAATCTTTCAAACATCAACATTCTTTCTTTAGCATTTCTTATTCTGTCAAAATACCTAAAGTCAAATTCAATAGCGTGTAGTCCATCTATATCAAATTGACTTCTGCAATATTGCACAGGTAACTCTTGTAGAACTACTAAGTTATCATTGTTTCGTTCTACACCACAAAACATTCCATTTAATGACACTGAAAATGTAATATATGTATTTACTTCTTCAATATTTGAATTAATTAAATAATTCGTAACTGCTTCGTATGAATTTTCTGATTTTTTGGGTTTTTTAGATGATTTAATTGGTGCATATACATATTGAAATGTTTGTATGGTAGACATAGAATGTATTAATCTTCGATATTCACCACTTGTTAAGTAAAAATAGTTTGACATTTCAATTAATTTTTTGTTATCTTTATTTGTCAAAGCATTTTCAATTTCAGTTTGCTTATATTTTGAATTAGTTGTTATTAATTCATCAAAATCTACGGCTATAATGTTTTGACCTATTTTTGCATAGTTATACTTTTTTTTATCTTCAGACATAAGTACCCCCTTTCTTCTAATTATGGAACATCATCTCGCTCCATGAGGATTTTTTCTTTTTCTTTTTATTAAGATTTTGTTCAAGAATATTTGCATAGTAATTACAAAAACCTACTGAAGTAAATCTATCTTTTCTCATTGTAGGGTTGTCTACTTTTAAGTATGGACTATTTGTTTGAGTAGAAACTTCAAGTGCAGTCATTTCTTTTACTAAAATATCTGTCTCAACATTAGATTTTATTAATTCAAGTATTTTTTTCTCGTCTAAATTTAAATCTTCTAAGTTGTCTCTGGCTTTACTACTTTCGATTAGTAATTCAAGCCTACCATTTTCTACAGCACTCTTTAACCACGTAATCATAAAATGGTTAAATTTAGCATCTTGTTTTATTCCATAAACTACTGCATCAGCTTCATTTACTTCAACTTCAAATACTCTATCTTTCATATCGTCACGATTAAATACTGTCCAAGCACGATATTCTTTATCTCTTTTGGTGTCATATTGAATTTTACTACCAGCGTCAAAAACTCCCATACCGTTTCCCATACAGTCAGAACAATAAAAGTCTATATCAAAATCTTCATATAATTGCTTTGCTCTAATACTTTGTTCTTCGGAGTGAGCATTGTTTGCGTGTTCAATATACGATAAGTAGCGTTTATATCTATTGCCACTTGGAATCAATCTAAGTACTGTGAATACAGTGTTATCATTAGAACCACCCATTACAGCCACGTCTAACCCTAATAATCTTATTTCTCCGTCTTGTTTTGGAACATAATTTTTCTTTTTCCACTCTTTAAGTGCTTTAGGGTCTAAGTATAATTCATTTGGTATAGGTAATAATGGTTTTTCAATTTTTCTTAATGCTGTTAATTCTTGATAGCCATATATACTTTTTTCAGAATTATCCCAAAATAAACCCTCGTTTTCTATTGACCACCACATAGGTGAAAATTCAGAAGAATCCTTTTCTTTTAAAATGTCCTCTTCATAGTCCATAAATCCTTCAACAACTGGAAATCCCCAGTGCATTGATATAACAGCTTGAGCTTTTCCTTGTAACATTGCTTGACAAGCATCATTAGTAATATTACAAAAGTAATCACTTGCAAACCAGCCAGAAGAAATATAAATATCTTTCTTCTTTTCGCCAGATTTAAATGTTCTATATTTAGGGTTTTCTTTATAGCGTGGTCGTCTATCTCCATTTTGTTTAAACTTTCTAAGGACATTTTCTATTGTATTTTTAGACAAAGTTCTTGCTTCTTCATAAATGATGATTGAACTTCTATTACCCCTAGAATTGTCATTTCCTACAACTACAACAATCTCAGAACCATTATAAAATTTAACACAGGTGTCATTTTGACCTAAGCTACTACTCTTTAAATCTATTTCCTGCCGAACTTTTGGAAAATTATTATAGATTTCACCCATTATTTTTTGAGTTACAATTAATCTACTTTGCCCTTTAGTTCCGCTACTAATTACCATTCTACTACGTGGAAAAAATACACCCCATAATATTAAAAACCAACCAATAATATAACTTTTTGCCCATCCTCTGCAACATATTGCAAAGAAAACTGACACTTTAAACATTAGATATAGTGTTAAATCTTGATACCAAGTTAAACCATCATATTCAAACCATGTACTTACTGCTCGATGTGGATTCTGTCTAAAAATATCTGCCCATTCTCTAACACCTTCGTATTCACGTTCTTCTTTAGTTTTTGTTTTATCAAGTTCTATCTTATATGTTTTTAATGCTTTAGCCATATATTATCACTCCATATCTTCGCTATAATGAGTGTGAGTGTCAACATAATCTTGCATTTCCTCATAATCTTCTTCAACTGGGCTTTTTTCGATTTTTAAAAATCTTTGCATATGTTTTATGAATTTTTCCCACATGAACATAATTCCATCAATGTCATAGTATTTTTTATTTGGTATAATAGGTCTGTCTTCAGCCAAATCTATTTTCACACCTAATGATTCAGTTTGACTTTTATCTTTTATGTCTTGTAATGTTAATCCATTGGCTTTTAATAATTTTTGTCTTGTTTCAGATAATTCTCTACCAGTTTTAGCATCGTTATTATTATAGGCTCGCATACTTAACCATTTGGTTCTAATTATTTCAGAATAAACATCTATGACTACCATATCTTCTTTAGACCCGCCATATTGAATTAACATTTTTTCTAGTTCTTTGTTCATTGCACTTAATTCTTCTTTTGACCAAGTAGTCCCAAATAAAGTGTATAATTCACCCAATTTTTCATTGTTAGTAATAATAAAACTATCTACATCGGTGATTTGTTGTAGAGTAGGGGAATCTTCATAATGTAAATCAGTAAATAATTTACCATCACCATGTTTTTTCTTAGGATTATTCATCAATAATAAATAATGGGTAAATGGGCTTTCTTTACCTTCGCATTCTTTATATAATTCAGGAATAAATGCTATATCTAATAATCTCAATACATCATGCATTTTCTCTATGCTTACACTGGCTTCTCTAGTGGCACAATTTTTACATAATGAAAACTTATCTGAAATTAACTTATTTCTATGTTTATAAAATTTATCAGATTTCATTTCACTATCACAAAGTAAACAAATTTTTGAATCTTCTACCTTTGCTTTTGTGGTAGATTTTTTAGCAGTCATTTCCACCACTCCAATCTTTTATAATTTAATTGTATATAAAAAATAACTTTTATTCTAACTCGTTTTTTAATGCATAAGCTAAATCATCTAAAAAGTCACCTTCAACGATAAAAGCGAAAACTGTTTTTTGCTCACACAATTTACATGCATCGTCACAATAAAAGTTTCTATGTTTCTTTATATTCTCAACCTTATAACCTTTATTAATTAAATAAGAAGCTATTCTAGGATTTGTTATTACTTTTACTTTTTTTTCTTCCATGATGATACCTACCTAATTACGGAATTAATTATACATTCTAATCCGTACTCCTTGTCCCAAATAAATGCTTGAGCCTTTTTAATAGCACCAACAAAACCACTCTCATGATGCCAAGCATCTGTCCCAGTAACAGAACTAATATTTCTAATAATAATTCCATTTTCTTCTTTTGTCTGTTCGGAATGCAAATGTGCCATATGCCACTCATGGTACAAAGTTCTTCCCCACGCTTCTCTGGCTTCTAATTGCATAATACCATTAATGCGTTTGCCTTCTTTTTCGCCATGTGTATAGCCAATTAATACATTTCCAAATTCTTTATATTTTCTAGGGTTTGGAGATGTATCAACGATAACGTCTTTTACATTATTAAAAAAGTTTGCTATTGCTGTAGTAGCACAAAAACTTAACATAGAATCATGGTTAGCATTTACATAAAACACTTCAACTGGTGCTACATTTATTCTTAATTTATCAATATTATCTGTTAGTAACTTAACACCTTTTAAGAAAATTCTTTGCCATCTTGAATCAACGTCTTGTCTAGTTCCTTTTGTCGTAGAGTTTTCTAAATTATCTATATTAAAAAAGTCATTTCCAATAGGGAATATAACTTTTTCAAATTGAAACCCTTTTGTTTTAGTTATAAAATCATCTATAACTCTATTGAATCTTTCTTCGGCAATATCACAATCATAATTCTCATTTACTTCTTTATCCCAAGCTAACTTACCCAAATGTAAATCCATAATAGGGATTTCTAATATTTTTCCATTTTTAATAGGAGTAGTTTCAACTAATTGTGGCTTATAATCTTTAACCATTTGCTTAAAATGGTCAGCCATTTCTTCTAAACTAATATCATTATATCTAGGCTTAACCGTTATATTACTTGTGTATAACTCTTGAGTGCCATCTTGCTTGTTGTAAATGTTTCTTATATTATTTTTAGCAGTTACTAACTCCCATTCTTTAGGGTCGTAACCGTGTGCTTTTAATAAATAATTAACGTCTTTTAATTCTTGTTGTGTTAATATTAGCAGTCTATTACTTTTTATATTTCCGTTTGCTGTTATTTCAACACTTGTATTATATTTTAATTCTTCAGCTTTTGGCACATTGGATAATTCTTTAACAGACTTATAATTATTTTTAAAATATTTTATAACATTATATGTACTAAATGGGGTAGTGCTAACTACTTTTCTTAAACTATCTCTATGTATACCTAAATGTAAATCATCAATTATATCTTGATAATCAATGTCGATTTCTTTATCACCTTTAGCTTCAATAAGTCTAAGACCATATTCAAAATCGGTTTCATTATTTAACCTTTCTAATTCATTTATCATCTTTTATCCTCATCTTTTAATAATCTTTTATTTTAATTCAATTTAATAGGGTAGGGGAACATAAGAATCTTCATGACTATTGTTTCGCTCTTTGTGGCTAATCCTCACATGTATATTGCTTATGTTTTACTCTAATTATCTTTAGAAACATCAACCCAAACGGAAGTCATCAAGACTTCCAATAGGAGAAATAAAATGAAAAAATCAGAATGTCACACCTCAAGGAGTAGGGGAGTGATTGATAATTTTCGTTTAAGTTGAAATAATAACGTTTTCCTAAAGAAAAGAGAGTTAAGCGATGAACTTAACCCTCAAATATAAATCTATTAGCTTATATCTCAATTTTGGCGGTGTGAATAGGATTTGAACCCATGCAACTTTTACATCCTAAATGTTTAGCAAACATTCCTCTTAAACCAGACTTGAGTATCACACCATAAATTACTACTTTTATCTTAATAGAGAAGGATAGTAGCTTTCAATTTCTTCAATCCGCTCGATTAGTTGCGAAGGGTGTATTCTTTATTTGTTATAAGGTGAACCCATCACCACCTTGTCTTCTTTGCAATTTATTTATCGGATAGCAATTATAACCGATAATCACTGTTTGACTTTAATAGATTACACGCTTGTTTTCCTTCCCAAGCGAGGACACATGCTAACTTTTATATCTTTAGCTAGATGACAGTAGCAATCTTATACTGTCTTAAATTAGGTGGGGTGACATTCCCACATCTCCCAATATTACGGTGATGACTGCCAGTTTCATCTTCTAATTCAAAGTTACTGTATCTAACCGAACTCAACAGTATGGTACGTCTACCAGTTTTTATATATTCATTGCAGGCAACTTATATATTTCCGTATTACATAAGCAATACAAATCGGACATAATACTACCTCTAACTGAACTCGGTAGTGAAGCAACAACATGCTTAGTTTTCGACAACATTGTCCCAGACTCATATTAGCTGTCTTATTTAGACCTTCACATTATCCGTATACGATTATTCATTTGTATAGTGTACGCAAGAGACTGTGCTAAAAGGATAATTTTATGCTAATCTCTTTCTAATTCTTTTCCTAAGACATATGTAACATTCGGAATTT